GAGACCAAAGACGTGCCGGTCGTGGCTCAACGGCCACACTGACCCCGGCCTGACCCAGATTGTTTACCTGATCCGCCAGATGCGCCGGATTGAAAAACTCCGTGCCGCTTCGGCCAAGCCGTTTCGTTGGTTTGGGTGATGTGCCGGTGGGTGGACTGGACAATTGGCGCGCTGATCTGGCTTCGGATGAAGTGGGCGCGTTTTGTGAGGAGCCAGTGACATGACGCAAAACACCTCCTCAGCTGTGATGCAACAGCGTCGTGAGCCGTCCGACTCCTTCGATTATTACCCGACGCAGCCATGGGCGACGCGGGCGCTGCTCGAACAGCCAATCGGTGCGGACCCTCATCACACCGTTTTAGAACCGGCTTGCGGGGAGGGGTTCATGTCCCGTCCTCTGGCTGAATTTTTCCATGACGTCACCTCGATGGACGTTCAGGACATGGGGTTCGGGGAAGTGGGTGATTACCTGTTCCCTGGGGACGACCGCATCTTTGATTGGACGATCACCAATCCGCCGTTTCGGTTGGCGGAAGATTTCATTGAGAAGGCGTTGAGAACGTCGCGGGTTGGCGTCGCTATGTTTGTTCGGATGGCCTTTCTGGAATCGGTCGGGCGCTATGAGAGTTTGTTTTCGGTCACGCCTCCGACACAGATTTTGCAATTCACTGAGCGCGTCCCGCTTTTCAAGGGTCGCGTGGATCCGAGCGGTGGCACTGCCACCGCTTACACATGGGTCGTCTGGCATACCAATCGCTCGTTCACGGACACCGTGTTTCGCTGGATTCCGCCGTGCCGGAAACGGCTGGAACGCGAAGGTGATTACCCCTCTGAGCCGACACCCCTTGCCCCATGCCCATTATTCGAGGTCACGACATGACGGACAAGTCTCATATCATCCGGATCCGACACAAGGGCGTGACCGGAACCTATGACCTGCGGAACGTCACGCACCGGGAGAAGGCCATTCAGGTTGCGCGCCTGAAAGGGGATGACCGGCTGCTGGGGGAGATCACGAAGATCAACCGCGCTGTGACGCTGGACGCGCTGCAGGTGTCGGCATGACCCTGACGGACAAGATTAAAGACCTGACAGAGCGTTTGGCGGACTGGCGGGCGTCTCGTGACCGCTGGGCGGCTGCGCTCAAGACTCACACCAATTACGAAAACTGGAACGGCGTATCGACTGCTGAAAAGGAGATTGCGCGCTGTGATGAAAAGATTGCCGCGCTTCGGTCTGAACTGGATCAGGCGCGGCGCCAAGACGCGATTGAGGCAACGCTATGAGTGGCGCGCCTTATATCCGGTTTTTCGGTGATGACTGGCTGTCGGGGACGCATGAACTCTCCCTAGAGGAACGGGGCGCGCTCATCACCTTGGTCGCTCTCACGGCTTCCACTGGGCAGTCTCCCCGCGCTGACTATGAACGTCTCGGACGGCGCTTTGGCACGACGAAAGGGCGGGCAAAAAAGGTGGTCCAAGCGCTGATGGATCTCGGCAAAATCACGCTCGAAGATGACACGCTGGTCAATACTCGTGCGAGGTCAGAACTCGAAATTGCGCAAAAATATTCTGAAAAACAGTCAGAACGGCGTCGCGGGGTTTCATCAAAAAAAGAGAAAAAAGGCAATAAAAACAACGCTTCTTCAAAACCGCGGTTTAACCGCGGTTCGACCAACCATAACCATAACCAAATAACCCCCAAACCCCCTAGGGGGGATTTAGATATTTTTGGGGAAAATGATCCTCCACCTCGACCGGATGATCCGGTCCAAGCGGACGTCTTCGATCATCTTTTGGGCCAAGGGAAGGCAGGAACGTGGGCTTGCTGGTTCGAGCCCTGCCGATGGGATGGGCGAACACTGCACCCGCCGTCTCGCCTCGTTCGGGACAAACTCGAAAACTTCAACGGCCACATTTTGCGTCAATTCGATTTGAGGGTGGGGGCGATCAAGCCCGCGCTGGCGGTGGCGTCGTGACGAACAACGGAAAGGAACGGACAATGACGGACGTGATGGACAAGACATGCGAGCGATGCAGCGATCCGCTGCCTATCGGGGCGCACGTCAACGCGACTTACTGCGAGACGTGCAAAATGGTCGAGCGTCATCATGCGGTTCAACGCGCTCAAAAGCGGGCTGCGCTCAAAAGCAAGGAGGATTATTGCTCTGAGTCCGGCGCGCTTCGTCTCAAGCACCGGATTGAAACCTATTGGGCGGATCGCGGCTATCCCGTTCAGGTCAACCTCAAGCGTGTCGAGTTTCACCCTCTGATGCGGTCGGCGCGCTTTGATATTCGTTCCAACATGAAAAACGGCGTCCCTGTCGGTGGGCGTCAAACACGACCTCAAGCGTGAAGGGAAAGCCAATGAGAGACGATAGCGACGACTGCACGGTGACGATGCAAATTCCAGGCGAGGACCCGGTGGAATTTACCGAAGCGCTCAAGGCGAACCGTGGCCGCTCAAAGCGAGACGTTCCCGGCCTCACGTCCAACGCTGATCGGGTCGATGCGATGGGAACGGCCAGTCGGGAGAAACTCCGTCAGTTTGTGGCGCGAATTGAACGGCTCCAAGCTGAAAAGGATGAACTGACGGCAGACATTCGGGACGTCTATGCCGAAGTGAAGTCATTCGGGTTTGACACCAAGGTCATGCGGAAGCTGATCAGCCTGAGAAAGCAGGACGCGAACGAACGGGCCGAACAAGAGGCTTTGCTCGACCTGTATCAAGGCGCGTTGGACGACTGATGTGTCGCCCGCCTCCCATTACGGACCATGCGGTTAAGCGCTATTGCGAGCGGATCATCGGCGTGGCTGGTCCAACTCGCAAGGAGGATATTGAAGCGATTAAGGCGAAGCTTTGGACGACCGGTCTCGCTGCGGCGCTCACGTCTGGCGTCAAGCGGGTCCAAACGGACGGCATGGTTTTCATTTTTCACGAGGGGGTGGTCATCACGATTTATTCCGAAGGGATGAACGGTCGGGCGGAACGGCGTCGGGGCAAGGGTCGGCCAAGGAAGAAGCGACGGATCAACACAAAACGTTTTGGCCGTAAGAAGGGCGCGCGATGATTGACTTGTCCGCACTCGATACGAACGAGGCATGGGAGTTTGTCACGCTGGCCTCAGAGCCGGAGCCGTCGGATCCTGACCGCTTTTGGTTTCTGATGGGAGAGTTAGAGCGACGTTCAGAGGCGGCGCGGAACGCGACATTGCGGGTCGAGGGTATCATTGCCGGTTTTGCAATCGGTCAACAGGGAAGGGTCTGACATGGCTGCACCGAAGGGAAACGAGTTTTGGAAGCTGCGCTCAAAGCACGGCCCAAATTACCGATATCCGCCTGATGATGGCGGCGCTGAGAAGCTGTGGGCGGATTGTATCGAGTATTTCGAGTGGTGCATCGACAATCCGCTCCATGAACAAAAAGTCCACGGCAAGGATGCGGACGTTGTGGAACTCGAAAAGATGCGCGCTTTCACGATGATGGGGCTCTGTCTCTACCTTGGGATTGGAGAGTCAACATGGGCTGAATGGCGGGCGGACCGAAAAGATTTGACGGAAGTCATTACGCGGGCGGAACTGGTTATCCGCGAACAGAAATTTACGGGCGCGGCGGCGAACCTGCTGAACGCGAACATCATTGCCCGGGATCTGGCCCTGTCAGAAAACGTCAACGCGACCGTGACGCACGAGAACTGGCTCAATGAATTGGAGGGCGAATAACCGAACCCCGCACAGCTACGGCGTCCCTCCGTGTGCGGCAACTTCCCCGGCCTCTGCGCCGGGGTTTTTTGTGCGGATTGCGTTGTTGCGGGTCACGCGCTAGGAAGGGCTACGCGCTACCGCCTGAACGGGCCGGACGGCGGACCTTATTCCGCTTCATTGTCCGACGCTCATGCAATCCCTCAAAGGCCTGTCAGAACTAGACGCTCGTCGTGTCCTTCGGGATGACTTCGAGACGTATGCGGCGCGTGTCCTCAAGATCGTGGACAAGCGGTCCAATTTGGTCCCGTTCCGCCTGAACCCTGCGCAACGGTTGATCCATGCGCGGCTGGAACAACAACTCAAAGAGATTGGCATGGTGCGCGCCATCATCCCCAAAGCCCGAAAGCAGGGCGCGTCCACCTATATTGGTGGTCGATACTTTCACAAAACGACGCATCGGCGCGGCTGCAAGACGGTCGTTCTGTCCCATCTGGCGGACGTGTCGGACATTCTGTTCGATATGGTGTCCACGTTCCGCGATGAAGCGCCTGCTGCGCTGCTGCCTGCAATCGGTCGATGCTCGCAGCGTGAACTCTCATTCCCGAACCTGATGAGCGGCTACCGCGTCTATACGGCGGGCTCCAAGGGGGCAGGACGAGGCGGCACTCCGACCCTGCTGCATGGCTCCGAGGCGGCTTACTGGCCTCATGCGGAAAGCACCATTGCGGGCTTGCTGAACTCCATTCCTGATGAGGACGGGACAGAGATTATTCTCGAATCCACGGCAAATGGTCCAGGCGACGCCTATCACCAACGCTGGCAGATGGCCGTGTCCGGCCTGTCGGACTGGATCGGCATATTCCTGCCCTGGTCGCTATCGCCTGAATATCGCCGGATCCCTGATCCGGACTTCCAGCCGACGGACGAAGAAAAAGAACTGATGGCGCTGCACGGTCTGGACGCGGCGCAAGTCAACTGGCGGCGTCACAAGATCATGGACCTCGGCTCCGAAGCCCTGTTCCGGCACGAATACCCCATCACGGCAGACGAAGCGTTCAGCGCGACCGATTTCGATAGCTTTATCGCCTCAGAGCATGTGCTGCGGGCGCGCAAGTCAGAGCGTGACGGGTCGGGGCCCCTCATCCTTGGTGTCGATCCTCAGCGATCAGAGCGGCCCGGAGCGGACGGTTTTTCGGTCGTGGCGCGGCAAGGGCGTAAGGCGTGGGTCGTGGACCGCTGGAAGGGTCTGGACATTCTCACGGCGGCGTTTCGGGTCCGTGGTCACATTCAGAAGATGAACCCTGACGGCGTGTTTGTCGATGCGGGCGGGCTCGGTATCGGTGTGCTGGACGCGCTGCATGGCTACGGCGAGGACTTCCGGAAACTCTGCAAGGGCGTCAACTTTGGCGGCAAGCCGGTTCTGCCGACGCGCTATCTCAGCGACGGATCGGAAGCGCCCAAGCCGGTCAATCGCCGGACGGAAATGTGGAGTGAGATGCGCGACTGGTTCCGTGATCCCATGGGCGTGGACGTTGAGGATGATGAGGCGCTTTGCAGCCAACTGATCGCGCCGGGATGGCGGGCGCGCGCCAATGAGACAATCGAACTGGAACGCAAGGAAGCGATGGCAAAGCGCGGGGTCAACTCGCCGGATGATGCTGACGCTCTGGCCCTGACGTTCGCCGAACCGGTCGGAAGCCGATCAGACCGTGACGAAGTGCTGAAACGCCTCAAGGCCGCACAAAATAAAGGAGGTCGATCATGGATGAGCGGCTAGAGAACTCGAAACCCGGTAGCGAGAGAGAAAAGGTCGAGCGGTGGCGCACCATGTTTGAACGGGCATGGAATGCGGACGAACATAACCGGATTGACGCGCTGGATGATCTGCGGTTCCGCTCCGGCGAGCAATGGGATCCGCTTGACAAGATGGAACGGCTGGAAGCCCGCCGGCCTGTCGTCACGATCAATCAATCCCCGAAGTTTATCGCCCAAGTGACGGGCGACCTTCGTGTCAACAAGCCCTCGATCACAGTCACGCCTGACGGGGGCGGTTCGAGCCAGGAAAGCGCGGACCTGATCAACGGCATTTTGCGCAACATCCAGAGACGCGCGGAAGGCGGCGAACCTTACCTCGGCGCTGTAGACGACGCAGCTACGTGCGGGATTGGTCACTTCCGGATCACGACCGGTTATTTGCCGGACTCGCCGTTTGCTCAGGATATTTCAATCGAGCCTATCGAGAACCCGCTGGCGGTCGTGTGGGATCCGGCGGCGCGGCGTCCTGACCGAGCGGATGCGCGGTTCGCCTTCGTTCTGACCGCAATGGAAAAGGTCGATGTGGCTCGCGACTTTCCTGACGCTGATCTGTCCAGTTTTGATAGCATGGACTATGACCCTGAACTGTGGGCGCCCATGCGTGACACGGTAACAGTGGCAGAAGTGTTCGAGGTGGTTGAGGTTGAGACGACCTTCGCGCTGCTGGAAGGCGAGCGTGTGGTCGATCTGGAACGCCTGCCTGCGACTCTCCGGATTATCGGGACGGTGGATCAGCCGGTGGCGATTGTCGATGCGGCCCGAAACACGCTCCGGATTCTCGAACTCAAGAAAGCGAAGACGCGGCGCGTTAAATGGGCGCGCATGACGGCCACGGCCATTCTGGAAGAAGGCGAGTGGGTAACGGGTCACATTCCGATTGTGCCAGTCACAGGGCCGGAAACCCATTTTGAAAACCGCGTCGTTCGGGAATCGCTTTTACGGTGGGCCAAGGACCCGATGCGGCTGTATAACTTCCAGCGGTCGGCACAGACAGAGATGATTGGAAACATGCCAAAGGCTCCGTGGCTGGTGACATTGGATCAGGTCGAAGGCTTGGAAGATGAATGGTCGACGGCCAATTCCGGCCGCAAGGGCTATCAGCTTTACAATCACGTCAAAGATCAACCGCCACCGCAGCGCCAATCCCCGCCGATGACGCCTCCCGGCCTGTCCACTGAGATCATGCTGGCTCAAGAGGATATCAAGAACACGACGGGCGTCTATGACGCGGCGCTGGGGGCGCAATCCAACGAGACAAGCGGGAAGGCTATCCTCGCCCGTCAAGCGGAGTCGGACGTCTCTCTGTCCATTTTCGGGGCGCGTCTCCGTCTGGCCTTAATCCGTGCTGGTGAGATTATCGTCGCTGCCATCCCCCGCGTTTATGACACCACGCGGGCAATGCGGATTGTCCACCAAGACGACACGGATGAGCGTATCGAGGTCAACAGTGTTCAGGCGGACCCGGAACTGGGCGGATGGCGGATCGTGAACGATCTGACGTCCGGTCGTCACGACGTTGCGGTCGATATTGGCCCGTCTTACGCCACGCAGCAGGAGAAGGCGCTCGACATGCTGACGACGCTGCTCGCTGATAACCCGCAAGCCAAATTCATGCTGCTGGATATTCTTGTCAAATGGGCAAACATTCCGGGCAAGGATGAACTGGTCAAGCGCATTCGGAAGATGCACCCGCCGGGAATGGTTGAGGGCGACGACGAGGACGCGGCGCAACAGGATCCGGCGCGTCAAGCGGCGGCAGAAGCGGCGATGCAGGCCCAACAGGTCGAGATGCGTCTCAAGGAAGCTGAAACCCGAAAGACGGAAGCTGAGGCAGAGGATGCGACGGCTGAGGCCATGCTGACAAAAGTCGAAGCGGCTGAACGTTTAGGGGGGTTGCCTCCGGGCGCGGCTGAGATTATGCGGGCAATCATGTCCGCACCGGCTGGTGCTTCGCCTGGTCCGTCCCCTTCAACCGGCGCTGCCCTTGGTCAATCCGGTGCTTCACTTCCGACGGGGTGAGCCGTCGCGCTAACGGATAGGCGCGATGACTGATCAGACCAAAGGCGGCGACGCTGCAAAACCAATCGACAATGATGGCAATGACGAGTTTGAGGAGCTTTCCTTCGAGGAAACCCAAAAACTTCTATTTTCGGGCGATGATGACGCGCCTTCTGACGCCGTTGTTGGTGACAATGACGAGGACGATGATCCGGATTCCCCAGGGAACGGGGACGGCGACGCTGACGAAGATCGGGATGAAGGGGAAGTTCAGCCCGATTCTGACGCGTCGCCACAAGACAAGCCGACTGATGGCGATGACAAGGGTGATGGGGGCGCGAAAACCCCGTCGGACGGCTCCGACGATGGCAAGGAACTAAGCCGAAGCCAGAAACGCCGGATGCAGCGCCAAGCGGCCAAGGAACGCTATCAGCGCGAAGCCGAAGCGCGGGAACGCGAGATTGCCCGTCTGCGCAAGCAAGTCGCTGACATGGAGAAGAACCGGCACAACCTTGACAATTTGCCCGAAGGGGTTGATTACGAACAGGCACAGGCAGAGAACGCCGCCGCCGGAGTCCTTGGACGCCAAACGCAGGCGCAAGCAGAAGCCCTAGCCGCCGAATTGCAGGCGGCTGCGATCAGCCAGACACAGGAAGACGTTGAAGCCTTTTGGGCGGATGCTGAGGAGTCAGGCATAGAGCGGGACGTCCTGCTCGGCGCGATCCACGAGGCCGAAAAGACTGTTTCCGTTCCAAAGGATATGATGGACGCCACACTCTCTGGCGACCTCTCTGCTAAGACCCTCCTCGCACTCACCCAAGACATTTCCACGCTGGCAGAGATTGCATCCCTGACGCCCTACTCGCGGGCGCAACGGATCGCGGAGTATGAGCGCAAATTGAGCGCTCCCGGTCCTATCACGAAATCTCAAGCGCCCAATCCAATTACTCCGGGAAGGGGCCGCGCACCGGCGGGACCGCCAAACGAAGACGAGTTGGATTTTGCCTCCATGCAGAGTCACCTCGGGCTCCGATAGGGTCCGGCTTAAAGAAACGGAAATGAAGGACCATGACTAACCGTCTCCTTACCCCTCGCGCCCTATCAAACGCGCTTCTCGCCCATCTGGAAAACGACCTCCTGATGGCTAATCACGTCCACACTGACCACTCGAAAGAGTTTGCGGCTGTGGGCAACACCATTGACGTTGAGCGTCCTCAGCGTTTCGTCGGTCAAGACGATAATCTGGATATTACCAGCTATCGTGAAGACCTGATCGGCGGCAAAGTCGCTCTCACGCTCGATAAGACCTTCACGGTCGCCTTTGACATTGACGCGAAAGACCTGACCCTCTCGGTCAAGGACTCCCGTATCAAGGAAAAGTATATCGACCCTGTGATGATCAAAATGAAGGACAAGATTGAGACGCACATTCTGTCTCAATACTGGCGATTCCCTCACTTCTACGGAACGCCGGGAACGACGCCTTCGACCTTCAAGGATCTGGCAACGCCTCGCGCTATCCTGACGGATGGCGGTATTCCAATGAGCGGTCGCGTCGGTGTTCACAATACCGAAACGGCAACGGAACTCGCTGACGGCCTGAAAAACGTCTATGTCCAGGACAAGGCGCGAAAGGCCTACGAGGAAGCGGCTATCGGCAAGTATGGCGGCTTTATGAACTACGAGTCCGTCCACCTGCCAACGCATACGGTGGGCGATTATGGCGGAACACCGCTTGTTGCCGGCGCGAACCAGTGGGACAATTACCGCGATGCTGCGGATCGTTTCACGTCTGAACTGGCGATTGATGGCGGCTCGACCAGCACGACCGGGTTCCTCAAGAAAGGCGATGTGATTACCATTGCCGGTGTCTTTGCGGTTAATCCAATCACAAAGCAGAGCACGGGTCGCTTGCAGACCTTCACGCTTTACGAAGATGCCGACACGGACGGTTCCGGCGCGACCACGCTGACCATCTGTCCTGCCATCATTGTTGCGGGAACCGGCACGGGCCAAGACGCGATTGCAAACAATGCGTTTGCGACTGTCTCGGCGGCTCCGGCGGATAATGCGGCGATCACGGTCAAGACCGGAACGGCAAACGCTCAATATAAGCAGTCGATCCTGTTCACGAAACCGGCCTTCACGTTCGTAACGCGTCCGCTGGCGATCCCGTCCAACAACTCGTTCACGTCCACCACGGCGAGCGGGAACCTGACGTCTATCGCCTGTTCGAAGGGCGGCGACATCAACACGCTCAAGTCAATCTGGCGCTGGGATATGCTCTACGACGCAACGTCGCTGGAGCCCATGCACGCGCTTCGGCTGACGGCCTAACCAAAGGGGCGCGGGTGGCTCAACGCTTCCCGCGCCTTTCACCCTTATGGGGAACCGATTTTTAACCGCAGGGCGATTGCAGCCCGAACAAGAGGAAGCGCCCAAAATGGCTAAATCTAAAAAAAACACCGATGATGAAACGGGTCTGGTCCCGACTTTCTGCTACCCGCTCAATGGCGGTGAAGGTGTCGTGATGGACCTCGCGCCTGGTGCTGACGCGCCGGAAGGCTTTGTGTTTTCTCCGGCAGAGGTTCCAGCCGACGCTAAGCCTGAGACGGCAGAAGACAAGCTGAAAGCGGCGGTCGAGGTCAAAGACAAGCTGATCAAAGAACTTGAAGCGCAAAATGCCGATCTGAAAAAAGAGGTCGGGACGCTCAAGGGTCAACTCACCAAAGCAAAGAAGTCGGACTAAATCGTGGCGACTGTCCGCGACATTGTGAAAGCCGCGCTCCTTGATATTGACGCGATTGATATTGAGGAGACGCCTGACGCGGACGAATATGCGGATGCCGCGACTGTTCTCACGCGCATGTTTGCGGGTTGGACGGCGGACGGTATGACCTTGCTGCAAGCAGACGGCGTGACGGCGGTTCCGGCAACGCTCGCGCTGAACGACACCTTTCCGCTGGCCCAAAAGCATGAGGAAGGGGTCGGCGCCATGCTCGCCGTGCGTCTGGCCCGCGTCTATGGGGCGCCGGTAGATCCGGAACTCCGGACCCGTGCGAAGCGCGGCAAACAGCGCCTTTACGCAGACTTTGCGACCGTGCCGACACTGACTCAGGAGCGTCCGATTTACAGCCTCGGTCACTCCCCACGTCGCGGCATTTACTTGGGGTAAGCCGTGCTGATCCCGCTTGCCTCACGCGCCTATCGGAGATCCGAAGGGCTTCCCTATGAAACCCTCGTCAATCTGTTTGCAGAGCAAGCGACGCTGCCCGGACGCCAGTTTCAACTGGTATCGACGCCGGGCTTTGACGTCATTACGCGCCTCGCAACGGGGCCGATCCGCGGACTCTATCAGGCAGACGGCGTTCTTGGTGGCCGTGCGTTTGTTGTCGCTGGGACAAAGCTCTACACGCTGACTGAGGCGGGCGTATCCGTTGAGATTGGAACGATTGGCGGTTCTGATCGGGTGCGCTTTGCGGCCTCTGAAACCCAGTTGGCAATCTGCGCGGCAGGGAAGGGCTATGTCGCTGATGCCTCAAGCGTGGCGATTATCACCGATCCGGATTTTCCGTCCAATGTGGTCGATGTGGCCTATGCAGGCGGATATTTTGTCTGGACGCAGGGCGGCACAGGCCGGAAGAATTATTCATCTGTGCTAGACGCCACGGCCTATGACGGGCTGGATTTCGTCACGGCGGAAGCAAAGCCGGATGCAACGCGCGCGCTTTACTATGACAATGGGCAGTTACTCGCCTTTGGTTCCGAGTCGATCCAGCCGTTCGGTATTTCAGGCGACCCTGACGCAGCCTTTGTGCCTTATCCGGCCTCTGTGGTGGAGCGGGGTATCGCTGCGCGGGATGCCAGCGCTCAACTCGACAACACCATCTTTTTCGTCGGGGATGACCGGATTGTCTATCGGCTGGAAGGTCTATCGCCTCGCCGCATTTCGGATCACGCTATTGAAGAAATGTTGACGCGGGTTTCTGAGAGCAGTCTGCCGAACCTGAATGGCTGGGCCTATGCTCAAGACGGTCACACGTTTTTCGGCGTCGATATTCCGGGTGAAGGGACGTTCGTTTATGACGTTGCCACAAGCCGGTGGCATGAGCGGCGCTCGTGGGGCGAGGCGTATTATCGACCTCGCGTCATGCGCCGCATGTGGGGCAAGGTGGTGGCGGGCTCTCGCGTGGACGGCGCAATCTATGCGCTCAACCCGCTCACAGCCTCACAGGATCAAACGGCGGTCGAACGGGAATGGACGGCGGGAATTCCGGTCAATGAAGGCAGACCGGCGCTCTATAAGCTGTCATTGGACCTTTCTGCGGGCATTGGCAGTCTCGCCGTGCCTGACCCTCAAATTATGATGCAGTATTCGGATGACCTGGGGCGAACCTGGTCAACGGAGCGAATCCGGCAAATGGGGCGCGTTGCCGACTATGATTTCCAACTAAACTGGCGGCGATTGGGTCGCATGGAACCTTTGGGCCGGATGATCCGGTTCAGGACGACGGACTTGGTGTCATACACGGTGCTGGGCGTCCGCGCCAATGTGAGGAAGCCATGAGCGCGAAAATCGTCACGCCTCCGGCATTTGAGCTCGATCAACTTCCTCCGTCTGTTGCGGAATGGATCCGGCAGACAAGCCGGGCCCTGACAAACGGAATCGAGGGGACGGATGCGGTCGGGGGGATCCAGACGGGCAAAGTCACAATTGATCCAGTCATCGAAGGGGTAGGCGATGTGGCTCAAGCGCTGCAAACACAGACCAACAATCTCAACGCTCAAGCAGACGAACAAAACGCAGGCGTCGGCTTCACGGTGTCGCTCTCAACGTCCAACCTCTACGCTGTGGCCGATGCTACGGGGGTGGCAGAAACGAATGCCGTAATTGCGACCATTACGGGCGGCACTGGCCCGTTCAACGTTTCATGGGCAACGGATCCGGTGACGCTGGGCGCGGCCACGTCTGCAAGCGCTCTTACGACAACATTTGAGCGAACCGGAATGGCGACGGGGGAATATGTTATCGGGGAGGCTGTCCTGAGCGTTGTGGACTCGTCTAACGGTGAGACAATCGAGCGGCGCGTGTCGCTATCGTTCAGCCGTCCGGCGGCGGGTGGTCGAAGCCTTATCTAGCCTACTGGACATAGACGCGTCTCTGCCCTACTGATGGGGCTGACCCATGACCGGGTGACGTGCCTGCCGACAAGCCACGTAAAACGGATAGCGGCGCAACGCTCGCACTGCTCCGGTCCATGACGTCATTCACTTCCGAATTTGCGACACCGCTCTCCCGCGACGAACTCGATCAGGTCGCGGATATTCTCAACGCGCCTGACGTTCGCCCGTTTCTCGGCGGGGAAGGCGACCTCGACCCGATTGATACAACCCACAAGAGACGTGTTTATTTGCGCGATGGGGCACTGTTTCTGTTCACGCAGTTCGGGGCGTCGGCGATCCTTCATTCTGCCGTGAAACCGGAAAGCAGGGGCCGCGTGGCTCACTCTCTGGCGTCTGAGGCGGCGCTGGACGTTTTCACCTGCACCGGCTGCACTGAGATTGTGACCTGGCATAAAGACGATCAGCCACATGCGCGTCCTCCAAAGTCGTTCGGGTTTCGGCGATGGTTCAGCGCTCCGAAGCGCATTGACGGTGATGATGGGACGTGGTGGCGGCTCGACGTTGCCGACTGGATTGCGCGGTCAAAGGCGTGTCGCAAGGAAGGTGAGCGGGTGCATAGCGCCATTCATGCGGCGGGTGAACTCGATCACGAAGACGATCCGGTCCACGACGCCTTCGTTGGCTTTGTCGGGCTTTGTGCGCAACGCGGGCGTCTCTCTCAAGGGGTGTCGGTCTATAATTATTGGGCGGCGCTCGCAGGCTATCAGCAGGTCGCGGCGGTCGGCTCAAACACGGTTCAATGGGACGGGGCGACTGTCTCGCTTCGTCCTGACAATTATGAGGTGCAATCATGCCTGTAGGAGCCATTATCGGAGCGGCGGGTATCGGCGCGGGATCTTCACTCATTGCAGGGGGACAGGCGCGACGCGGTGCGGAACGCGCTGCGGACGCTCAGGCCGATAGCAACAATTATGCGGCGGACGTCACCTATCGGATGAACCGTGAGAACATCGAGCGGTTAGAACCGTTCCGGCAATTCTCCATGTCGGCCATGTCTCCGCTCGCTGATTTGCTAGGCCTCGATTATCAGGCGCAACAGCCTCAGCAGCCGCAAAACGGCGGAACGCAGTCATTCAATCCGAACACGCTCTACCAGCAACCCGACGGGTCCGTTCGTCCCGGTATGCCTCGCGGCGTCACCAATGGCGTCCGCCAACCGCAAACGCTGGAAGGCTACCTCCGCGGCTATGGCGCTCAGGGCGGTGCGGCTGCGTCCTTGCCAACGGGCGGCGGCGCTCCGGCGATGCAGACGGGCGGTGCGCCTGCTGCGGATCGTCCAACGGCTCTGGAAGCGCTGCAAGAGCGTCCCGGCTATCAATTCCGGTTTAATGAAGGCCAGCGGATGCTCGATGCGTCTGCGGCGTCTCGCGGGATGATCCAAAGCGGGTCGGCAATTAAAGGGGCGCTTCGCTACGGGCAGGACTATGCGTCCAACGAATATGACAAAGAAATTAGCCGGCTATCGGCCATCCTGTCGGGCGGTCAGTATGCGACGCAAGGCCAGAACGCCAGTGCAACGCAGGCCGGTGGGACGATTGCGAACCTGGCTCAAGACACAGGCCGCGCGCGGGCGTCCGCCTATCAGACACAGGGTCAGATTGGAGCCAATACAACAACGTCTCTGGCGAACACGCTCGGCGGCGCGGTTGGCTATATCGGCGGAAATCAAGGGTGGTGGTAAGATGAGCGACGTTTTCGGAAACATCATGCGCGCGACGGATGCCGGTCGTCAGAACCGTCAGAACCGCATGGCTCAAGAACAGGCCATGCAGCAACGTCAAACCCTGTCCGGCCTTCTGACGTCCGGCAATCCTGACGCTGCGCGGTCCTATGCGCTGCAAACCGGCCAGCCTGAAATCGCTGAACAGATTGGGGCGATGGAAGCGGATAAGGTCAAGGCCGCGAATGACCGGCTGAACTATTTTTCACAGGGCATTTTCGCAGCGCGCCAGGCCGATGAACAATATCGTCCGGCGGTTGCGCGTCTGTCACTTATTCGATCCGGTATGAGCGAACAGGAAGCGGACGCGGCGGTGGCGCAAGTCCCGTCATGGGACGACGGAACACTCGCGGCGCTGGGTATGCGCGTCATGTCAGTTAAGGATCAACTCGATACCCGCCAAATGGGAACGTATCAGGTCAATGATGACGTGATGGGCTGGCAGACTGATCAGGTGACGGGCGACATGAAAGCGCGGTCGCTCGGAACGGCAAAACCTGCCTATACTGACGTGACGACGCGGGATGATGCTGTCCGGATGCGGGCGGAAGCAGAACGGTCTTCTCGGGCCAATGAGGGATTGGAACGGCGCCGCCTGGATCTGGAACAACAGCGAATTGAACAAGGCGTCAATCAGTCGCCGCGTTCGGGTCAACGTCTGGTCGATGGGACGAACCCTAACGGTCAAGCTGTTCCATTAGCTTTTGATCCGAATACTGGCTCAATGCAGCCTGTCCCGATGCCGGACGGCTACACCTATGTCCCGCGTCGCGGTGAGGAATCGTTCACTTCGTCGCTCGGCCTGACCCTTGGCGGTCGTTCTCCGTCTCCTCAACCGGCTCAACAGCGGCGCCAAGAGGTTGCCCGTCCCACGTCCAAGGCTGAATATGATGCGCTGCCATCGGGGACGCGCTTTATTGATCCCGAAGGAATTGAGCGAACGAAACCCTAATGTCTGACTGGTGGAAAGATGCGCCCATTGCTGATGCGGGCGGTGATGACGGAAACTGGTGGGCGGACGCTCCGGTAGCGGACGCGGCTGCGCCTGTCGCTGAACCGGTCGCGCCTGAACGTGGACCTTTCGCGACGTTGCTCTCCGCTGTCCCTGTCGTAGGTGAAGGGCTAGCCGGATTTTCTGATGCGGCCAAATATAGCGGCGATGATCCGGCGCGAAACGCGGTTCAGGGCGGGGTGGGCGCATTTTTCAAAGGGCTCTATCGCGACGTTCCTCAAGCCATTGGTGGCGTTCAATCGCTTATCACGGGGCAGGATCCAACGGAAACGCGCGCCTATCAGATCGGGCAAGGGATGGAGGCGCTGATTGATCAGGATTTCCCGGTTGATCCGTCCCGCCAAGGCACGTTCGTCCAGCAGGTCGGTGAGGGCGTCGGACAAATGGGCTCGATTGCGCTGGGCGGCGGTCCGGTGAAGTCGATGCTCATGGGTGCAGGTCAAGCGGGGTCTGCCGGTATTCGGGACGCGGATGAGAATGACGCGACCACGGCGCAAAAAAAGCTCACCTTTGGCCTGAACTCGCTCCTTGGTCTGAGTGAAGCCCTACCGCTCACGCAACTGGCGTCCCGATTGGATAAGATCACGGGCGGGAAGGCGAGCGGGATCATCCGCGAAGTGCTGCAAACGGGAACGGAAGAAGCGGTTCAGGAAGCCCTTCAAACGCTCGGCGAAAACATCATTGCCCGGGATATTGCCGGTTATGACCCTGAGCGGGCTCGCACAGAGGGCGTGGGTCGTGCGGCTCTCGTCGGCGGGACTGTGGGTGGATCTATTGGCGGGGTGTCTCGCGCTGGGCAGGTCGCAGGTGAGGCGGTGTCTCCGGACGTGCCTGTTCAAAGCGATGCTGAACGCGCGCTGGACGCGGCTGTGGAGCGTGGACGGGCTGAACCGACTATCTCACCCACGGAAGCCACGATTGAGCCGGATAGCGAGCCTGTGCAGCAGATTCCGGCGCGTATGGGCAAGCCGTCCGTCGCGTTTGACCCGAGGGGCGGCAAAACACCGGTGCGCTATGCAATCGTGGATATTGGCGACCTGGTTTCCTCGCATACTGACGACTTCGAAAAAAACCCGCGTTATCCGTCTATTCTCCAACCTCGTGATCGCAGCAGAAAAGCGGCTCAAGCATGGGTTATTGACACGTCAACAAAAATTAACCCGGAGCAACTTGGAGAAGGGCCGGATGCCGCAACCGGCTCGCCAATTATCGCGGTGAATGGCGTCGTAGAGTCCGGTAACGGTCGGGTAATGGCGTTGCGTCGGGCTTACCGTGAAGGTCTTAAACCTGCTGCGGCATACCGCGAATATTTGTCTGAACTTGGGTATGACATTAGCGGTATTGCGACGCCAATGTTGGTTCGGATTGCTGACCCAAGCCGATCTGACTCAGAGCGTATCGACTTCACGCGGCGTGCAAACGATGATCCGCTGGCAAAAATGAACGCAACCGAACAGGCTACAGCCGACGCGCAACGCCTCGTTCCCGACGATTTTATCATTGCCAGTGAACTTCCCGGCTCGCCTCTGAGTGATGCGCGGTTCGTTCAGCGGTTGCTTAGTCGCCTGACCTCAGAATCGGCTCGCGGCAATCTCATCGACTCCAAGGGCGTTCTTTCAAAAGAGGGTCGCCGCCGTTTGGAAGCCGCGATGGTCGCCTATGCTTACGGCTCGCCTAAGCTGGTCGAGGGTGTGATTGAAACCGACGATGCAGACTTGCGGGGCATTGGGGCCGCGCTGACGGATGCCGCGCCTTACTGGTCGGCGCTGCGAGCGGAAGCCGGGGCTGGCTCGATTGATGACCGTGTGGACATTACCGACAACATCCGCGCCGCGCTCGACGTGATTGTCGATGCGCGGGCTCAGGGTCGGACGGTTAAAGAACAACTCGACCTCGCTGAAACAGATATGTTCGGGGATGCGCCGGAAGCGGACGTTCGCGCTTTGGCGGGTCTTTTTGTGGACCTTGATACCAACCGCCAGCGCTCGAAGAAGAAGATTACCGACGCGCTGCGATATTATGCGCAGGAAGCCCGGAAAACGTCGCCGCAGGACGCGAACGCGCTCATCCCGGATGATGGGAACCCGGCGTCGCGGATCATCGAGGCGGTTATCAATCGGGATCAGACGAAGGAACTGTTCGACGTTGCGCCTCCAACGGAAAGCGCGGCGTTTAAGCGGTGGGCTGGAACGAAAGCGCCCGTCATCGAGCCTGAAGAAATTAACTATACGGATTTTAGCAAACCGGGTCCGTTTGTCATGCGGGCTTTCCACGGCACGACACATGACTTTGAAGCGTTTGACGCCAGCGTAAAGGGTAATCGCGAAGGCCATTTCGGGGCGGTTAATTATTTCACATCTAACGTCAATGATGCGTCCTACAATTACGGAGCAAATGGGGCGGATCTGACGGGCAGGATAGAATTGACGGCGGAAAGGGTTGAGGCTCAAATTGACATGGCTATTGCCGGTCTGACTGATCCAGAACTCATCATAAATACCGTCGAAAATGTCATTATGGAAGACTTTCCAGATTTCGACATTGCAAGTCTGAACGAGCCGGACTCCACTGCGATGAGCGAGGCGGAAGACGGAAACACTCTGCTCGTCTCCGAACATTATGCAAGGCAGGTCGCCAACACGCTACGAGGTGGGACAGAGCAAACGCTTGAGGTCTTTATTCGCTCTGAAAAGCCGTTTGTCGTTGGGGGTGACAATTCCCCTTTTATTGAGTTTTTTGACTTTGAAAAAATTGAGCGGGACGCGCTGCAAACGGTCGCGGACGATAATGATGTTTCGGTCGAGTATGTCGAGGCCAATCGTGATGAGTTTGAAGATGAGATCATGGACGCTCGCGATTTGGAAATGTCGGGCGAAAACCCTCTTGTTGACGCCATCACAGAGGTTGCGGCGCGTTATGATCTCGACCCGGATGATTTAATTCAAGGCGCATACGATCTGGTTTATGAGGGCGCTAGTCATTCACAACTCGAAGACATGATGAGAAACGGCGAGGGGTGGAGTTACCTTGAACACCCTGAAACTGGCGACCTCATGGGCAGTCATGTCCTCGCGGAAATTGTTGAGGCGTTGGGGTTTGACAGCATTATCCTTCTCAACGCCAATCAGCGCTTTAAGGCTATGAATATGATGCAAGGAACGGCGCATATTCACGTTTTTGACTCTCACAACACAAACATCAAGTCGGTCAATAACAGAGGAACCTTTGACCCTAAAGACGAGCGGATCCTATACGATATTGAGCCAGCGCCAGTAAGGAACAGCCAAGCCTTCCGGCGCTGGTTTGGTGACAGCAAGGTCGTGGATGAGAGTGGTAAGCCGTTGGTGGTTTATCATGGGACGAACAGCAAGATTGAGGCTTTTGACCTTAAAAGATTAGGCGATAGAGACCTTGGGTTTTTTGGTTCAGGGTTTTACTTCACGCCAGACATATATGCAGCACAAGAATATGCAGAAAGCGCGGCGGAGGCCGGAGGTCAAGCCAATGAAATCGCCGCTTATGTCCGACTAAGCGCGCCGTTTGTGTGGGTTAACAATTACGGTGAAAACTCATCAGAAACCAAGGAGGCTTTGGCGAAGATGGGCGTTATGGACAACAGGGACAACCTGTCCAATATCTATGACGCACAAAGGTTTAACAGTGCCGTGCGCGGCAAGCACGATGGCGTTATTGTTAAAGACGATGACGGAGAAGTTTTAGAGGTCATCGCCTTCGAGCCCACACAAATCAAATCCGTCAACAATCGCGGCACGTTTGATCCTAAAGATCCGCGCATCCTCTACGACTTAGATGACGACGGCGGGATTGAAGCGCCTGTCGCGCCGACTGAGACGCCTCCACGTCCAGCGGATCCGCTACCGCAGGATGAGCGTGGTCGTCGCCGTCCTGTCCCGCGTCAAACGCCGGCCGGTGTCAAGCCGGGAGTGCAAGAGGCGACCAAGGGCCTGCATGAGATCACGTCGAAGATTTTGGACGCGGTGGGCGGTCCGGCGCGGCAAGGGCGCATGGGCCGGAAGCCTCAACGTGTGCGCGGTTTTTTCTCGCTCGATAGCGGGTCCGTCCGGCTGCGGAAGTCTTACCTCGCGGAGATTGAAACATTCGTCCATGAACTCGGCCATCGGGTCGATTTTCGCGATCTTCCGGCAATCCGGCAACTGTTCCGCGATTATCCAAAACAACTGGCAAACGCGGCCTATCCAGGCGCGAACCCGACCTATCTGCTGAATGAGGGCTTTGCCGAACTGTTCCGGTCCTATGTCACCAATCCGGAATGGGGTCGAACCCGTTCGCCGGATGCTTTCGCTGCGCTGGATATGGCGCTGGAACTGGAAAGTCCGGATATGCGGGCGGCGCTGATTGAAGCGCGTGAACTCTATGACGCGCTGCTGAACGCGCCGTCTGCCGAACGGGTCGCCTCATCCGTCGTCACAGAGTCCGGACAAGGGCCGCTCACTCGGTTCCGAAACGCGGTGAAGGGTCGCGGCGGATGGACGAACGCGGTCAATGATTTTGTCGCGGGCGCTTACACGCGGTTCATCGACTCGGACAAGCCTCTGGCTCAACTGCGTGATGCTCTGGCGAGCCTGCCGGTGAAGCGCGGGGAGGACCGTCTCGAACTCAAACGCTCTCAGGACCCTTACGCGCTGGCGCGTCTGACCAAGGACGCGACCAATCGCGGACTGATGGACATTCAATACGGGGTGCATCCCTATCAAAGCACACAGCCGCAGGGCGCGTCCCTGTCGGCTGCGCTGGAACTCGCGCTAGGTGAGAAGGGTAAGAACTGGAACCCGACCTCATTCTCTGACTTCGGGGCGTATCTGATCGCTCGGCGCGGCGTGAAGGAGTGGGGCCGGTATGCGGAAGGGCTGTTGCGGAAGCCACCTTTGCAGCACAGCAAGGCGGATCTGGAAGCAGCCATTGCAGACTTCGAGGCGGCGAACCCTACCTGGTCGGATGCTGCGGCCATGATCCATGAGTTTGCGGGCAATATGCTTGAAAAGCGCTATCAGGCCGGATTGATCAGCCAGACCGCCTATGATGCCATTCAGAGTGTGGACCGGGACTATGTGCCGTTCTTCCGTGACGTGTCTGACAAGCCGGGGTCCGGCAAGCGCGGGAAACCTCGCGATAATGACGGCGCCGGAGACATGATGCGGTTCCAAGGCTCGGATCGTCCTATCATCAACCCTATCGAATCCCTGATTGAAGAAAGCTACCGGCTGAATTCGATTATTGCGCGCAATGACGTGTTGAAAGCGCTCAAGGCTCTGGCGGGCAAGGCAGGGCGTGGCTCTGCGGAGTTTGTGGAGATCGTTCCCTCGCATGATGTGAAGGTCCAGAAGGTCGATATCATTGACGCTCTGTCCCGTCGCTTGAAAGATTCCGACATGGAGCCGGACTTGGCAGAAGCCTTTTCGGATGAACTGCTGGAACTTCTCGAAGACGATCCGATGGGGCTCAACTTCTCGATGGTTGAAACGCAATCCCGCGGTGAACCCATCCTCTACGCTTATGAAAACGGGAAGCGAATTCCGCTCCGGCTGGGTGATGGGGCGCTGGGGGCGGCTGTGTTTAAAATGTTCGCGGGTCTCGATCAGAATGTGTCCGGACCGCTGGTCAATACCGTCGCGCTCGGCTCATCGGCGCTGCGGGCGGGCATTACCACGTCGCCGGACTTTATTTTCGCCAACTTCATTCGGGATGCGGTTGCGTCTTGGGTGCTGAACGACGAGGGGGTCATTCCCGGCGTGGATCAGGTGCGCGGGATGGCGGACGACTTGGCTGGTGCAGAGTCGGGGCGGCTCTATGCGCTGGGCGGCGGTCTGATGGGCGGCTTGCAGACAACGGCGCTCAATGATGGCAAAATTCAAGCGGATATAGCCCAGGCGCGCAAGAAGGGCATGAAGATCCGCCGGTTCGCGTCGTGGCGGGGCTTTAATCGTCTGACGGAAGTTTCTGAAACCGGAACCCGGATTGCTCTGTTCAAGCGGTATTACGAGTCGGCGCGGCGCCGCGGACTCGGCGAATATGACGCCATGATTGACGCGGCCTATGAAGCGCGGGACTATATCGACTTCGGGCGGCGCGGCTCATGGATGACGGAAGCGGCGCGGCTGGTCCCGTTCCTCAACGCTTCTCTGCAAGGTCTGGATAAAACAGGACGGGTCGGCACGGCAGAAGGCGCGATCGGCAAGGTGCTGCGCCCATATTTGCAGCGTATGCTAAATGGTGAGGCGAACGATGCGGATTTAACAGCCTCAGAGCGGCGGGCGGTCGAGCGTGGCCAAAAGATGTGGCTCAAGGTTGCCGCGCTCGCCATGCCGTCGCTGGCTTTGGCGTTGCTCTATGAGGATGACGACGAATATCGCGATCTGCCGATTTATTTCCGTTCAACGCACTGGATGGTGCGGATGGGGCCGGAAGGATCGGAGTGGATGGCTATTCCAAAGCCGTTTGAACTGGCGGTCGTGGCGAACGCGGTCGAGGCGGCTTATAACCGGCTCGTTTTGGATGATCCTCGCGCCGCTGCGGACTTCAAAGAAAGCCTGATGCACACCGTCGTTCCTCCGTCTTCTATTCCGGGCATTGTTGTTCCGATGGAACTCATCACGAATTATTCAATTCATCACGACCGGAATATTGTGCCGGAGTATATGACCGGTTTGGATCCGGAAGAACAATATACGGAATACACGTCCAGTCTCGGTAAAGCGATTGGCAAGGCGATTGGTCAGTCTCCGGCGAAAGTGGATCACGCGCTGGGCGGGTTTGGGGGCTCATGGGGCCGCAATTCGCAAAGCGTGTCGAACGAACTGGACCCGTCCCGTCCTGATCAGGGCGCGGCAGACTTGGCGATTGTCCGTCGATTTATCAAAGATCCTGACCGGGGCGCTCGCTCATCGGCTGGAATTTATGACCGTGTTGCGCGTGACGGGCGCTGGACGGGCAAGGCAGTGACATTCAAGCGGATGCTCGATCAGAACCGCGATCAGGAGGCGCTGGACTATCTGAGAGATATGGAGCGGGATGAAGCCTATTGGTCTCTGCTGAACGGTTTACCGGCGGATGAGGTGAAAGCATTGGTCGGAACCAAAAGCGCGGCAGACGCCAAGCGGATGCACCCCGTCCGGCGCGCTTACGACGCCATGTCGTCAATCGGAAGCCTCAGCCGTGAACTCACGACAAATACGGTTCGGATTGCAGAAAATGACCAGTTTTCCCGCTTTCCGGCGCGACTGCGTAAGGATTACCAGGACCGGCTTGCGGATCTGCGCGTTGCCTACGCTCGGAACGGCTTGATCATTGCGACGCAGGACGGTTTCTCAGAACGTGACCTTACTCCTGAGGCGCCAATTATCGCGGAACTGATGCGGCTTTCACCGGAACTGACGGCTGAACTGGATCGGCGCATGGGCAAGGAAAAGGTCGTCTCGGAAGATGAGGTGGCAATCCGGTGGGACGCGCTAAAGTCGCGTCTTGACCCTGCCTTGCCCGAACCGCAAGAATAAGGCATAGACGCTTCACGGGCCGCTGATGTTTTGCATCGGGCAGGCTGAACACTGTTCAGAACTGAGCCCGGCCATGATCCTCTTTTATCCGCTCATTAGGGCCGTTGATGAAAACGGCGACCCTGTTCCATTTGCTCGACTTTATGCTTTTGAGGCTGGAACGACGACGGCAACCACGGTGTTCACCGATGTTGAGGGTGAGGCGCCAGCGGAAATTCCAGTCGTTGCCAACGCGTCCGGTCAATTTCCGCCATTGTTCAGCACGGCCTCAGTAAAGATTGACGTTCGCGACTCTGACGACAATTCGCTCCCAGGCTTTCCGGTCGATAGCGTTGCGTTGCCGAATGACGGACGTGACGGAAGCACAAGCGTCGCAATCTTGGCGGATTCAGCCGCTCTGCGGACCTATGCGGGAGAAGAAACGCTGATCTATGTGAGTGACCCCGGCGCGTTCTACAAAACGGACGGAACGACCGGAAGCGATGCGGATACCCGCGATGATGGCCTAGCCTATATTGTGGATGACCAGACCCGCCTCTGGATCATGGAAGGTGATTGGCGGGATCACTTCGACTTTGCCGACTCCATGCCGCGCCTGAATGACGGGCAACGTTGGGACGGGCTAGGTATTCTCCTGAACGGCACGTCAATCCAATTCTTCGGGGAAGGGGAAACGGGGCTTGATGGCGGTTACTACGAGCAGGGTCTCGAAAGCGTGGCCGATAAAGGTTATGCGATTGGCAATCTGAACAATCAGTCATGGCCGGGGTCGTTTGGCGTCCTGCCTCTGCCCGGTGCGGCGGTGACAAGCACCTCGCCGCGCTCGCTCGCCCGCACAGATGATGAAATTCAAGCCCTGATTGATGCAGCGGTTGCCAGCGGTGACACGTCCGATCCTTTTCACCCCAACTTCGAAGTGCCGCAAATCACGGTTCAGGAGGAAATGGGCTGGGAGACACGGATCAAGGACCAGATTGTTGATAATTGGACGAACAACTCTCAGGCCACCAATATCTACATCTACGCACACGGCACGAATGATCGTGTAGCGCCTATCGGGGTTCTAGATGATATTAGCGCCTCGGTCACAGCAACGGCGTCCACTGGATCCACCACAACACTGACACTCGAAAGCGGTCACGGCTTTGTCGTGGGTGACGGCGTTGTCTGTGAACTGACGGGCAACACCTATTTGAAGCGGGCGGCGGGTGTCGTTCGCTCGGTCGCTGGCAATAATATCACGCTGAACATTGATAGTTCATCCAGCACGGCGTCCGCCACGGGAACGATCCGCAAGCTGAACCGCACAACGCTGCGCGGCTCGATGCAAATGTTTATCGCTATCGCCCGTCATTACGCTTGGACGCATGGCGGCGTGGATGACCTGACCGTCATCATGGAAACGCAAATGCCGCGCATTGCGACTATCGGAACGAATATCGACATTGAGAAGGTCAATGTGGTGATCGCTCAGGTGGCGCGTCATGTCGGCGCGTCCGTTTTTGACCTCGCTAAAGAGACAGACATTGAGATCGCTTACAGCGATGAACTCTACGACTATTTGCCAGACGGAACACACGCGGATGACCGTGGCTCTTATCAGCGCCTAGGCCAGTTTGCGCATGGCTTCTTCAGAGGCACGAACGGCGCTATTCCCGTCAACCTCGTTGAAAACCAATTTCCGGTCCTGAAACGCCAAGAATGGGTTGATGGTGACGTTTACACCTATGACGCCTCTTTGGGCGCAGTGTCGTCCACTGACGTGCTTGTTGATCAGACCGAAGCGGAAAACATCACAGTCACAGCCACGTCAATCGGGACGGACTTCACGGCCACGGGCGACGACGAACTCACAGAGGTTGTCGATGCAGACTTCACGGGCGGTTATGCGCTGAACGCCAACACAAACGATTATGTCTATATCACGAACACGCTTATCAACGGCGAGGATGAGGTGCAGGTGAAGCTCCCTGATCCATCTCTTTTCGCACCGGATGCGAGTAACGTCTTTGTCGGCTTCATGGATCGGTCCTACACCGGAACCACGCGGGTTCTGACGCGGGTCGAATTTTTCACGGCTCCGGGCAATCTAATCAAGTTTGCGCTTGTGACGGTTCCGTTTGGCGGCTCTACCATCCGTGTGTTGGGAACCGGAACCTATGCGCCGGGAACGGTCCTCACGGTTCGGACAGACCTTCGCACACGAATTGGAACGAAGGACGCGGACGTAAGCCTGTTTATCAACGGCGTTCTGGAATGTCGCACCCCGATTGAAGTCGGTGTCGGCTCTTATTCTAATCCAACGGAATTGCGCCTTGGCAACCGTAGTGTGACGGCGGTCGCTGGCACGGTCGCGGATGAAGCCGACTGGCCCAATATCCGGTTCGGCTCGCTGATTATCCGGGATGCGCGGCGCTTCATCTACAGCCGCGAAGACATGCGCAAGGACGCGGAAGCGATTGTCTTCTCGGATGATGGTGACATGCGATCCCGCACGACCGCGCTTCTGAAAAGCAATGGCGGGGCGTTTACTATCACCATTACGGACGCGCCGGAAAACGGCGATTATTGGCGCTTTGTCGATAAGGACGGAGACACGCCCACAAACAACGTCACCATCTCGGATGGCACGTCCACGGTCGCCACTATCGACGCGGTGGGTGACTTCATCCTCTCTTACGACTCCACCGACGGCTACACGCTGACGAACTAGGGAATAGATTATGTCTTTACTAGCAAGCACGGCCATTGCCCAGCAGACGGCGGGTCTGGCCGCTCCGAACCCCTTGGCGGCGGTGGACGTTGCGACCACCGCGAACATCACGCTTTCCGGCGAGCAGACGATTGACGGGACGCTGACAAGCACGTCACGGGTGCTTGTTCCGTTTCAAACAGATGCGAGTAAGAACGGCGTTTACGTCACAGCCGCAGGCGCATGGACGCGGGCGACCGATGCGAACACAGCGGCAAAGCTGGCTTACGCTTCCGTCTATGTCTTAGGCGGCACTGCGAACGCAGGCACGGAGTGGCGGTCTCAGTCAGATGATAGCATCACGCTGAACACGGACGACATTAACTTCGTCCTGACCCTCAACGCCAGCGCCTTTGAAAGCCGTGTCGCAGCGGTGGAAGCGGACCTCGCCATAGCGGAAAGCGATATTGACGATCTTGAGGCCCTAACGTCTTACAACCCCGGACTGACCTATGCGCCCGCTCCGGTCCACCAATTCGACCGGACGGCGGCAAGCTCAAACATCACATTCAATGCAGTCACAAAGCGATGGTCACGGTCCACGGGAACGGGGTCATTTTACACCGAGACAGAACTGACGCCTGTCCAGAAAGCATGGACGACCGTTGAGGTTCGTTTGCCTGTCACCGGAACCTTTTCGGTCACGCCTTACGCACAGCTTTTGGACGCCTCACGCGTTCAGATTGGGTCAAATTTCACCGGAACGCTGGACAGTGACGCGGGCGAGTATGTGATGAGCGTCACGCTGTCTGGTTCGCCGGATGCAATTCGCGCT